GGAGTTATCAAGAACTCAATATCAATAAATTCAAGTGCCTTAGTTGGTTTTAGATAAATTTTTCCTGAAAGGGTGTTCCTATCTAAATCCTCAGGAGAGTTACTTACGGTTACTCTAAAGTCATAAAGACCCCTATCTCTTCTGATAGCATCCAAGATCGGATTAACACTATCCAAGAAGTCCTGACGAACCTTAGCATCGTTTTGTTCGAACAACAATCTTACAGCAACAGCAGAAATAAGTTTTCTAGCTTGTAGTAACAATCTTCTCACATTAATTCTGTTCAATGCTGTGTCAGATATTTGAAGAGTTTTATTACCCCAAATAACAGTACCAACATCAGAGAAAGTCGCGATAGGATTGATACGACCTTGATACAAAGTGTCTCTATCTTCTTGAGTCAACTTCTTACGAGCTTTAATAGCATTTACTAAACCACGTGTGTAACCCGCAGTTGCAAACCAAGGGAATGCGATGTTATCAGTTAATGCTAAGTTTCTACAAACCTCGTTGGTTGGTGGAATATAAATTTGAGTGTTATTTACAGTATCTCTTACAAGTATCCAAGGATAGTAGGTAGCAGTATAGTTGGAATCAATACCTGTATTATCTAAGTTATCAACTGCTTCGGTAGGATAAATGAAGTTATCGTTACTAGTTGGTAAAAACACATTACAATCAGGTGTGGTGACAATATAAATCGAGTCAGCTCTCTCGAACGTAATCATCGAAATAGCGTCTTCTACAAGATTTGAGTTATTAACATAGTCAATACCAGGGGTTGCAAACACATTGATGTTTGTGGATTCAGGGTTATTGAATGTACTGATACCCAACAAATATGCATAGTAGTCAGTATTAGTGTAATCTGTGAAGTTTGAAACACTAATAGGTTTAAATGCTCCCCACCCTGTGGCATTCGGATATCTTGTTGTTGAACAAGCACCTCTCTGATATCCAGCACCACCGAGTATAAAACTATCACCATTTGTACGATACTCACGATAGACATCCCAACCATCAAAACCCTTTTGAACCAAGAACGTAAACTTACGAGCTTGGATCTGATAGTAAGGGTTTTCAGAACTTTCGGGATCGGATTGGAATGACGCATCACCACACTGGAATGCTGGGGTTCCCGAAGTTGGTCCTACTGCAATCTGAACAACAGTAGCCCCTGAGTCCATATGGAAACCTTGAGTAATGTAATCCCATGGTTCAGCCGCTTCAGAATCACAAATACTTACAGGATATTGAGCTCCTTTATACTGATAAAAATCAACATCATAACCAATTTGACTTGAGATACCTAAGAAGGTTGTTCTTACTCTGTCTCCTGAACTCTGAACCGCATTTGACATACCACGAGAAGAAACAGGTCCTGTCGTAGTTCCAAATGGGGGGTTGTAAATAACTTCACCAGGGAAATAGTAAGCGGTTTTGTAAATTGGGAAAGGAGGGATTGCATTGGGATACTCCCTCATAACATACCCTTCGAAACCACAAGGTAGTGAATCGATAGGTGCGTCCGAATCCAATTCTAACATAATATACTTCGAATTCAAAGCATATTCTCCGTCAGAAGTTCCGATCTTAACACCGATGTAATTATTCGATGAAGGATCCATATTACAATTAGTAAACTTCTCCAAATAAACTGGATTAGTATCTGTGTCGAAAAAGTCACGAACACCTAAATCAAAGGACACATTATTAAATGAAATATTTTGTATAGAAATTTTGATTTGAGTGTTGGCCGAATCACCATCAGATATTGTTAAAATTTTAAATAACCTTTCAACAGTACTACCACGAAGTTGTGACACAACCCAAGGAGATTCAGCAGCTCTGTATCTTTCCAAATAATTGGCAATAGAATCAGTTGTAGGATTATACCTTAAACCAGGAGTTGCAATTAAGTCAGTTTTAAGACCCCTAATAAAGCCTTTATTATACCCATACGTCAATAAGGTTGGGTACACTTCCTCAACCATTATTGGTACCTCAGTTCTACTTTTTCCAAAGTTAGATCGACCCAAAACGGATGGTAGGTAGTTTTGATCTGTTTGTGATAATGAAACAACGAACGAGAAATTTTCAGGAGAAGCTGTACCATCCGTAATACCTGAAATAGCAAAACGAGAGAATGGATTTTCTGTAATAGCTGAGTATGACCCCGTAGTGTTTAATACAACACTTGTAAGTCCAGTGACTTGATATCTTGGACCTGTTCCACCAGAACCATAATTTGAAATACCTCTTGAACGTAAAGTAGCTACTACCACATTGTTATAATCCAAATACGAAACACCTGAAAAGTTAAATACAGTACCAGATATAGTTCCATTATAAGTCCCACCACCCGCATTGTTTAATACAGTTACCACACTAAAGAAAGAGTATCCTGTATAATTACCATTGGTACTTTCGTTAAAATTAGAGTAATACCAAGCATCATTGTTTGGAGAAGTGTATTCTGCGGTAGAGTTAGTAAGACCAGACATACCAAACACATTGGTTTCACCTGTATAAGAACTCAAAGCACTGTAAGCCGCGTCTGTGATTGTACCAAAATAATAAACTGAAGTACCACTAGTATTACCAGAAGCATTTACAATACCTGTAAGTTGAGTACTCAATTCAGTATTGAAAGATGATTGATTTCCATTTAAAAGAGTAAAAGGGTTATTCAAGTTTGTACCAACTAATGTCGTACCTACAGGTGTGAGAGTGACGGTACCACCAGTAGTGGCAACGAAACTAATTGTATAGTTGGAAGAAGAACCATTCAAACCTACAGTGGTTCCGTCCACATTTGCTTGAATTGATAAAGACCAACCTGGACCCGCATCATAACCTGACAGACCCAAAACACGTGTTACAAACAATTGATTGGATTGTTGTAGATAAGATTTAGCGATATAAGATAATTCATACTTAGGTATCTGAGTATTGACAAATTTTTCAGGAATCGTACCCCCGAAAAATGCCTCAAATTCGTCGTAATTAGTTATGAAAATAGGTTCGAAAGCGGGACCTGTTAAGGTCTCACCAACCAAACCCAAAGTTGTAACACCAACACTCTGGGCTACAAAACTTAAATCCCTCTCAGAAGTATAAACTCCAGGAGAAACAAATATTTTATTGGTAGTTGCCATATTATTAATTTAATTTTAGTTTTTATTGATATAAATATTATGTCAATGAACAAAGTATTTGTTTTTTAAAAAACTTATTTATATTAGGAGGATAAAATTATCTTTTTTTATCTTTTATGAAAAAAACGACAAAAAACATTAAAATTTCAGTAGAATCACATACTAAATTAAAAAAATATTGTGATGACAACGGAATAAAAATTTATAAGTTTTTAGAAAAACTTATTGAACAAAATTGTTCTAAAAAAAAAGATATTTACGGGGAAGATTAAAGACTCTTAGACAAGATCTCTAACACAACGAATACATAGTGCTGAATTTGGTAGGGCCGAATCCCCTCCAAGTGTGGGGCCTCCAAGGTAAACATAGTTAATCATATTTGGTAAGTAAAAATTGGAACTATTGGTCCACCACCAACACTCGTTATTACCATTATAAAACGGACCACAATTATCCTCAAAGTCTGAATAAATACCTCCACTAGGATAAGCTGAGAAATTCGAAGAATTTGTAGGAATAGGTTCAAAAGCTAATATTGTCCAACCATAAGGTGGACTTAGAGTAGATTTAATTTGTTGTGAAAAACCAGTATAAGGAGCTAGAGCCCCATTCAATCCCCCATTGATGGGATAAAAGTTTGAAGGAGACTGACCACCACTTATACCTCCACCCAAAGATATACTTAAATTATACCAATCGCCAGTGTCTGCAGGTCTGAATCCTACGGGACAAATACCACGTACGTCGGTAATTGTGTAATAATTATAAAGTAAGCCAGCGGTCTGTTTGTAATTAGGGTCTTCAGGTAAATTGTCACTCAATTGGGTATACATCCATGCCCCCTCGCCACTGAATGAACAAAATGGTTCGGTGTTACCAGATAAATAACCTCTATATGGTATTATATCCCCATTGTTGTAATGAGTGGTTTTCATATTACCCCCCAACCACACACGGTTACCAATTATAATTTGTTCATAAGTATTACCATCATAGTCAGTTACTAAGGGAAGAGTGTTTGTTGGTGTTGGTGTGGGAGTGATAGAACTAGTTGGTGTTGGTGTTATTGAACTAGTAATTGTTGGTGTTGGGGTATTGGAACCTGTTGGTGTTGACGTAATAGAACTTGTTGGAGTAGTTGTTGGTGTTCGAGAAGTTGTTGACGTAGGAGTTTGAGTTGGGGTGGAAGTTCGTGT